TGGAAGACCAGCATGTAATTGAAGGTTCCAGAAATACCAAGAGGCATACCATCAGAGAACGAACCCTGACCAAAGGGGTAGACCAAGAAGACGGCGCTGGCGGCAGCGACGGGAGCGGAGTAAGCAACACAGATCCAAGGGCGCATACCCAGACGATAGGACAGTTCCCACTCACGACCCATGTAGCAGAACACACCAATCAGGAAGTGGAATACGACGAGTTGGTAAGGACCACCATTGTAGAGCCACTCATCGAGTGAGGCGGCTTCCCAGATGGGATAGAAGTGAAGTCCAATAGCGTTGGAAGAGGGAACAACTGCACCAGAGATGATGTTGTTACCGTACATCAGAGAACCAGCAACGGGTTCACGGATGCCATCGATGTCCACAGGGGGAGCAGCGATGAACGCAACGATAAAGCAGATGGTTGCTGCCAACAGTGTTGGAATCATCAGCACACCGAACCAACCGACATACAAACGGTTGTTAGTGGAAGTCACCCATTCGCAGAATGATTCCCAGGTGGATACGCCACCACGATTTGAAAGAGTAGATGAAGCCATTTTGAATTTAACTTAAAGTAAGACCATCAGGGAAATGGTGGAGTTACTATTCCTCGCCACCCTTAGGCGAGGTATGAATAAGTTACCCAACTTTGTCAACCCCTTCCAGGGGAACCAGTTCGGGTTCTGGACCCATGTCTGTCTCGTGACAGTAGGTCTCGTAAGCATCCAGGACTTCTCGCCAAATAGCAACTTGCCCCTTCTCTTTGTAACGTTCCATCAGACCTTTACAGGCACCAGATGAGGTGAAGTCATGACAGAATTGATAAGCTTTCTTATCAATGAGGATCTTATTATAAACAAGAGCACCCAAACAAAAGCGCCTCTCTTCGAGGCGCTCGGGTGTGTATCTCCAATCATCAATCATTGTGCAATACACCTAAGTTGTTTAGTTGTTTTCATGCGATCAATCAGATGCATTAGAAAGTCTGCTTTTGTTTTGGATAACCCAGTGTAATGTTTGAGTGTAACCCAATCATTGTTAACTCGTATCTCTAATGCGTACCGATTGTCCATGTCATACTAGCGTACACTAGTATTTATTGTGACGGAGCACTAGCAGGGATCATAATACCACCACCAGGACCATCATTGTCATCGTCAATATTGTCAGCAAAGATAACCGACCATAATATAAACGATCCGATTATCGTTGCTGCTAGAACTAACATCACCAGATACCAGGAATCACTTGTCCTGTGGTGAAGTATGCACCAACTGCTGCAATAAAACCAATCATCGCTGCACGTCCGTTCCAGCGTTCAGATTTCTCGTTAAACATAGGAATCACCTCTTTAAGTTGTACGGTTTACTTCATAAATGGTGGAGTCACCATAAGTTTTGTGGTCTTTGTATCCTACTATACGACCCTTCGTGTTTTGAAGGGCAGGCATGAATACAATGAAAAAGAATACTGCTGGTGCCCCCACAAATACGAGCGCCACAATAACATAATAAGTCAGCAGTTCAAGCATCAGAAGATACCAAAGAAAAATTTACCAGTGATAGCATAGGAAATGAATCCAGAAATGATGCCCATCATCGCCCAACGACCATTATACTTTTCAATATATTGTTTGGGAGAGTCTAGACCCCTGCGATTGTAGTCTTCGACTACCATCTGAGGTTCTTTGGCGAACATATTGTTCTGCCCAAACTCGTTTGTTGTTACGGTCATGGTGTTGTGTAAAGAACTGTTACATTATATAGGATTCCTTTACATTCTGTCAAGGGTTGAATGTGATAACATCCTGACTTCCCAGGTTCAGGTCCACAGGACCAGCTGCTTGCACGTTATATTCAGGATCATAAGGATCAGCAGGAATGTCAATGTTGCCAAATGTAAGATCCAATTCAGGTTCTTTTTCTGCGGGCAGTTGTTCATAAATGGTCAGTAGACCATTGTAATGACGCCAGACCTCAGTCAAAGGACCACGTTGAAAGGTCTCATCATCAAGTGCTGCTTTGAGGGCACCTCGCAGAGCGATGAGTGCCTTATGAAATTCATTACGAGTTGTCATTGATGGTTAGCGGGAGAAGCAATGTCTTTACGGTAGCAGGGGACGCCTGCTGGGTCAAGCCATTTGGTGTACTCGAAGTCTTCCATGGCAGTGTCTAACTGCATGACGTTATCGCAGAGGTACATGTCTTTATACTTTCCTGAATAGGAATCTACCTTCTGGATACGATAATCAGGAGTGCCGTTGTCGAGAATCCCAGACTGCACATAGCGGTAGGGGAAACGTTCGAGAAGGACAGTGGGTTTCATGAATTGCTTGTGTAACCTAGGCATATGATAGCAGATCAAACGAAATGATACCACCCTGTTGCGATCAGTTTCTCTGATGTATCTGATTTGCGACCCTTATGATGGTAAGTCCAATCAGCAGGCCAGATTACTGTGCGTCCCTTCTTAGCAGGTACATATAGTTCCTGGTGAAACCACTCTGTGCCACCATCGGGAACGTCGTTTAGATAGGTCATCCAGACCATGTGCCGATATACATTCGACCTACTACTTGATTGACGTTCGCAATGCCACATGTGGTATCCACCACCAGGTTTGTAGTGTTGAAGGTTGAAGAACTCTTCCATCTTCCAACCATTTGTTTTAGCGCACAGGGGAAATTTATCAACATAGTTATTCATAACACGGTTAACTTCCCCTGTGAAATCACGAACCCTTTTATCAGTGATTCCAATGAAGACAGGATTGTCTAAGGAATCTTTGATATCAGGGTTCACGAGACCACCTCCATCGTCGCTGATGGTTTCCCCTGGCCACTTCTCAAAAATAGTTTGAGTATTATAGAAATCGATGATGCCGTCAGTAATATCTTCGTCAATATCCTCCATATAAATGAAGTCTGTTCGAGGATGTGCTAAGCGACCATCATATAGTATCGGATCAGGGGAAAATTGCATTATGCAAGTACGTTATCGGCGACTAAGTGATCAATAAGGTAGGCGTAATCTTCTTCAATGTCGATACCCCAGAAGCGGACGCCTTTATCTTCATAAAAGCGGCAAACTTTGGAGAACAACGCTGGATACTGTACTTCCAACTGGATGTTTCCGTTGGCAGTGTCCCGAAGAATTTGCAGACTGTCTGCAAACTTAGATTGGATCGTCATGATCGCCTCCTATTCTACTGTGTGTCGGCACATGTGCCGATGGGAGATGAGGGGATCGAACCCCCGACCCACTCGGTGTAAACGAGTTGCTCTACCGCTGAGCTAATCTCCCATACGATCCAGGTAGGACTCGAACCTACGACCGACTGCTTAGAAGGCAGTTGCTCTAATCCACTGAGCTACTGGACCAAGAAAGATTAGCGCCAGGCAGGACCCGACACCCAACCCACTAGTGAGAGGCGTTCACCAGATTCAACTGGTGCGACTGCGTGATAATCGTCTGAGTGAAAAAAGATCATTTGACCAACTTTGAGAGGCACTTCCTGATTGATTAGTGAGAAGGCACCGCCTTCATAATCGTTATTCAGGATAAGAGAAAACGAGATCTTACGGATGTTATTGTCTCCTCTTTTTCCAAGATACCATTCGCTTTCATCTTGGTGCCAATCATAGCGGTCTCCTTCTTTGTACCGTGTAAGTTGAAGCGGTTCCAGATATGAAACATCGAAGTTCCATCCTGCTGCTTCATTAACTTTCTCCACCCACCCTCGTACGACTTCGTTGAGATCGGGATCATCAACGAAGCATACATCGCTGGTACGTACACCTTCGATTTCGGTGGGTTTGAAGTCTGTTTGTCCTGAAAGAAATGTTGATATGCCATTGAATTCGTCGTCATCTAGATCAACGGTAACGTAACGGTCACGATAGTTCATAAGTATTTCGCATCATTTCAGCAAGGTTCTCTGCTTCATGAACAGACCCCTGATCTGCTAGGTCGTGCAATTCATCAATAATGATATCAAGCACATTAAAATCGTCATCATCAAAGATGTGGTCCATTGAAGAGGTCTCTCAGAACTCCTAATAATATATATGCACTTTGGTCCTAAGTCAAGGGGTCCTGTTGCAGTTGCAGGCGTGGCACAACCTTGTGTGGGACCATCTCTTTACCCATGATATTGAAAGAAATGATCGTTCGGGACACGTCAGTAAAGTTTGGTTCTTGCATGTGGGGTAGGTACGAGGGGAAGAACAAAACGTCACCCTCCTCTACATCAGGCATATAATCCACCACCTCACCATTGATGTAGTTGTGGAAGGGTGCGAAGAATGTAGTTGCCTTATGAATACTAGGATCAAAGTCCACGTATAGGACTGCTGTGATGCCCACAGGACCATGGTTGTGTACTCCATGGAACTGTCCATTCTTGGTTGTCTGGTGCCACATAGCAACGATGTTCCTGATGTCCAGGGGATAATCCTGCTGCATCTCATCCAGGATAGGTTCCAGGGCGTCCAGGACCGTGTAGTAATACTTTGGCATGGACTTGTTTGTGACTAGATCATGATAGTCAGTGTCCATTTCATTTGTGTTGACACGTCCACCAGTTATATGTGCTTGGGGACTGTGCTCATCACACTGTTTCATGATGATAGGTTTCCATTTGTCCCAGTTAGGAACACGAAAAGATTCAATCGGAATTGTGAACATGTTTAATAAACCATTCTGCATCAACTACCACGAGAGGTTTCTTCCTGTTCTTCTTCATGAAGAGAATAGGTTCGTGGTCACCTGAGTTTGCACACGCTTGTTCGTATGCATCCCATACATTCAGTCTTTCGACATTCTTACATTCTATACTAAAAGGGAACTTCCGACGTGCATCTCGTGCCATGATTAGATCTTCACCGCCTGCACCCATCGATCTGGACTCAATGTCCTCAGGATGAATGTCTCTGTGTTCGATCAACATGTCACGGACCCACTTCTGGAAGTTCCGTCCTTTTGCCTTGGCACTTTGTGGTTTCAATCTGCGTACCCATCATCATCGTCCTCATATCTATAACCGATACGAGGAGATACTGGTTGGGTAGGTGTAGTGTATGCCTCAGGATCTTCTTTGATCGCATCTTCTAGACTCTGCGCTAGCAGTTTCAAGTTATGTGCGATCAGTTTTACTTTATCATAATTCATAAGATGCCTCCGTCTGCTCACTACGAATAAACTCTTGAACTTTCTCCCAGTCCTTATTGAACTGAGCATAACCTTCACGAGTCAGTACATGATCATACATTTTCCAGAAGATCTTGGGTGGCATAGTAACAACCTTAGCACCATACATGTAGCAGCGAGATACATGATGTACGTCACGAAGACTTGCAGCAAGGATCTTAGTCTCTACTCCATGAACAGCATAGGTCTGTGCAATAGCACGAACTAGTTCCACACCACTGAATGAGTTGTCATTGCATCGTCCCACAAAAGGAGATACATAGGAAGCACCTGCTTTCGATGCAAGAATTGCTTGTGCCACAGAGAACACAAGAGTGACGTTGACACTTACATCATCGTCAGAAAGAACCTTGCAAACTTTTAGTCCTTCGACCGTACAGGGAACTTTAATTGTGATGTTAGGATTGATTATAATATAATCATCGGCCATATCCAGCATGTCTTCTGCTGTCTCACCAGAGACCTCAGCAGATACTGAGGCATCCCATGAGAACATCTCACAGATTTGCCCCAACACTACCCTAGGATCTTCACCAGCTTGCAGCATCAACGACGGGTTAGTAGTTACCCCATCAATGAGTCCCGTCTCTGCTGCCCTTTCGATTTCAGATACGTCCGAACTGTCTAGAAAGATCTGCATTTGTTGTCCTCCAAGGAACATAGAATTATTTAGAAAAAAAGGGAGACCGAAGTCTCCCCCTTGTATCACTTAGTGTAAGTGCGACCACGATAGCAGTAAGTGCCATGCACTTCTTTCTGTTCTTGGTCTTTGCACTCGTAGGGCACACCACGATAAGCGGCATGAAGAACTTGTGCATCGTGAAGAGCAGCTGCTTTGTTGATCTGCTTCTTGATTAAGTTGAGTGTGTTCATTTGTCGTTACCTGAATAGAATGGAAAGTTAACCTTCTCTGCTTTCGCAGGATCCGTTTTCCCGTTCCTTCAATCGTTTGCGCCCCAGTAGCACTCTGGTACAGATTCCTTTACGGTCTCTATCAGTTCTACCACCACTTGTGGAGGTAGTTCTGATCTGTTTGCTTTGATCCTGAGCATAATAGCATCAGCATCAGCACACGCCATTTGTGAATAGAGTAGTAACTCAAACATGGGGTGAACGCTCCGTTCCGCGACTTACTTGCGTCCCATTCGCAGGGAATGGGATGAACGTATGATCATGGTAGCATGACCAATACTATTTAGCAACCTTCTCTCAGTTTTTTGGTATAAGATGATACCCTTTTAGAGGGTCGAACTTTCATCAGATCCCTCTTCAACCTGTGTAAAAAATTCAAGTGGTCCATAGTACCAATTTTCAGGTCTCTCAGAGAGCCAATCAATTTCTCTTCGGTCGTCCTGACATGTGACGAGCGACTCTTCTGCTTCCATTTGTTTTTCTTTCCCATGGGTTAGTAACTTAAAGTTGAAAACCCGCAAAAGACGTTGAATCCACATCTTGTTTGATACCTCCAACCACATAGGACTCAATCTCAGTTTCCTGAGGTGCATTCTGTTGACCTTTGCTATTTAGCCAGTGCTCTGTCCAGGGTAGAGGATTATTACTTGCGGGAATATCATATAGAGGTTTGATTCCAATCGCTTTCATGCGACGATTAGCGACCCATTCAACATATTGTGAGAGCAGTCTTTCATTCAATCCAATCATGCTGCCTTGGGAGAAAAGATAGTTCGCCCACTCCTTCTCTTCATTGACTGCCCCAGCAAACATTGTATTTACAGTCTCCTTCTCTTCTGCTGCAATCTGCTGCATCTCAGGATCGTCACCATCTGCCCACTTCTTCAAGATCTTCTGAGTAAGTGCAAGATGTTGACTTTCATCTCTGGCGATAAGAGAGATAATCTTTGCTGATCCTTCCATAAGTTTGAGTTCACCAAACGCAAACGAGCAAGCGAACGAGACATAGAACCTAATGCCTTCCAAAATGTTGACATTGGCAACAGCAAGGTACAATTTACGTTTCAAATCTTTCAAAATCCACTGAGAAGAGGGAGAATCTTTCCAGTCACTCTGCCACATATTTCCTTGTGCCCAGTCACCTGCTGCTGACAGGAACTCATCGTATGCTTTGGTCACAGACTGAGCACGAGAGATGATCTTCTCATCATCCAGAGCAGTGTCCAGAACCTCAGCAGGATCTGGGTATACATTCTTAATGATATGAGTATAGGAACGAGAATGGATCTGTTCCATGAACTGCCATACACCCATAGCACCTTCCAACTCAGGAAGGGAGCAGTAAGGAGAGAATGCCATACCAGGTCCACGACCTTGCACAGAGTCCAAAAGAATCTGGTACTTCAAATTAGAAGTATAGATATGCTTCTGCTGATCATTAAGAGTTTTATAGTCTGCACGATCCTTTTGGAGAGAGACTTCCTCTGGACGCCAGAAGTAACCCAGTTGAGTTTGAGTCAGTTTATCAAAATCAGGATACTTGAAATCCACATACTGTTGCATCCCCAGGGGAGCACCGAAGAACATCGGTTGCTTGGATGTGTTAACTTTTTTCTTGTTGAAGACTGTTACTCCCATTTTCTCCGTAGGTTCCGTAGTTTGCAACATAAAATAAAAATGAATTGATGCGAGGTTTTACTTCTAATGAAGTACAAACCTCCAAGAAGGACTCAAAGTCCTCTTGGAGTTCCTTAGATAATGTAACAGTGACTTCCCTAGACATTACATGCGTCACACTCTTCTTGGTTTGCATTCATGATGTCATTAATGAGATCGTCTAGTGCTTGGGTACTGTCTTTTTCATCTTCGTCCTTCTTATTGTCATATGTATTTTGATAATAAGAAGTCTTCCATCCCAATTTATACGTGGTCAGAAAATCATTTGCCATAACAGAGACAGGGATCTCATTGTTGTCATAATTCTCAGGGTTGTATGACCAGTTACCAGAGATGGCTTGATCAAAGAACTTCTGCATTAGTGCAACAATATTGATGTATCCAGTGTTATTGGGCATGTCCCAAAGAAGTGTGTAGGCTGGTCTAAGAGAATTGTACTGAGGTACGATTTGTTTCAGAGGACCTTTCTTCGACTTCTTAACGGACAAGTAGTCACGAGGTGGTTCGATTCCATTTGTTGCGTTTGACACAACGGAACTGCTCTCCGATGGCATTTGTGCGGACAGTGTGCTGTGTCGCAGACCGTGCTTTTGGATAGATACCCGTAGAGAATCCCAATCATATTTGAGTGTAGAATCAACCAGTGAATCAACTTCCTTCTTATATGTATCAATAGGAAGAATTCCATCATGATACTTAGTTCTCTCAAAGGCATCACAAGGACCTTTCTCCATAGCAATTTGATTAGATGCTAGAAGAAGGTTGTATTGGAATGACTCAGTGAGATCATGAACCAGTTGCCATGCCTGTGGATCAGAGTAATTAACACCATTCTTGGCAAGGTAGTGTGCCAGACCAATGAAACCAATGCCCAGAGAGCGTCGTGCAATAGTGCTACGACGTGCTGCGTTGACGGGATAGTCTTGATAGTCAATCAGTTCTTCTAGTCCACGAACAGCAAGATCACAAAGAGGTTTCATGTCTTTGAGGTTCTTGATCTTACCTACATTGATAGCAGATAGAATGCACAGTGCAATCTCACCAGCATCTTCATCAATATGATTGATGGGATCAGTTGGGAGAGTAATCTCTTGGCAGAGGTTGGACATGTTTACTTTGTCCTTGAAGGACGAGTGCTCATTGCAGTGATCGATATTCATCAGATAGATACGACCAGTCTCTGCTCTCTCTTTCAGCAAGTCTAGGATCAGTTCCTGTGCCTTGACAGTAGTCTTTGGAATCGATTCGTTAGATTCATAACCTTTATAGAGATCATCAAACTTGTCAGTGCCAAAAGCATCGTAAAGACCTGGGACATCGTGAGGACTGAATAGTGTGATGTCTCCATTGGTGATGAATCTCTCGTAGAAGATTTTAGAGAGTTGGATTGAGTAGTCGAGTTTTCTGACACGGTTATCTTCTGTTCCTTTGTTGTTCTTTAAGACAATTATATCTTGGATTTCTTGGTGCCAGATTGGAAAGTGAACCGTAGCTGATCCACCTCGGATGCCATTTTGAGTACAGCATCTGACAGTCGATTCAAATTTTTTGAGAAACGGAACAACGCCAGTGTGCTGTACTTCTCCATCTCGGATCTTACTGTTGATGCCACGGATTCTGCCTGCGTTGATACCGATTCCTGCACGTTGAGCAACATAGTAGCCAATCGCCATGTCACTAGAAAAGATGCTATCGAGGGTGTCATCGACATCAACAAGAACACAGCTAGCAAATTGTCGAAGTGGAGTTCTAACCCCCGCCATGACAGGTGTGGGAATGTTGATTTTGTGCTGTGAGATTGCGTCGTAGTATCGTCGGACATAATCGAGTCTCGTTTCCGCTGGATATTTCTGGAACAGAGTTGCAGCGATCAACATATACATGAACTGAGGCGTCTCATAAATGCGCCCAGTGCTGCGATCCTGTACCAAATATTTATCTGTTACCTGACGAATTCCAGCATAAGTGAATAGATAATCACGATCATGATCGATGTAACCATTCAATTCATCCCACTCCTCATTGCTGTAAGCGTCCAGAATGGTCTTGTCATACACACCATGACCCATTCCATTGCCAAGTTGCTCAATAATATGGTGGTGACGATCAGGATGTCCGTTATAGACTGCCTTCCGAAGAGAGAAGAGAAGAAGACGAGCAGCAACAAACTGATAGTTGGGTGCATCCAAACTGATCAGGTCGTTAGCAGACTTAATCAGGATCTCTTGAATATCGGAAGTCTTAATACCATCAAAGAATTGGAGATTGGCACTGATCTCTACTTGACTCTCAGAGACACCAGCAAGACCCTTGCAAGCATACTCCACCATGGTATGGATCTTTTCTAGGTTAAGGGGTTCAATAGAACCGTCTCGCTTGACTACGTTGATCTCGCTCATACTTGTTTCCAATCGATAAATTTGAGTTTGGCTTCTAAACCAGAATAAGTATTATCTCTGATTATATCAGAGGGATTGTAACCTTGCAACACCATGTCATTGATGTCTTTTTCTTTTATCTGTTTTGGCCAGATAACCACCTTCTCCTTGCTTCCGATGGCAGTGTCAATCCGTGACACGATTTGTCGATTACGGGGTTCGTTGTCGAAGACCCAGACCCTATCCTGATAAGGAAGAGTGCGGTGGTCAACATCGCTACCACACATAGCAACAGCATTGGTAACGAAAGTGGAGTCGAATGGTCCTTCGGTGACATAAACAGTTTGCTCAGGGTTTACATTATCTTGACCGAACAGTTTAAGACGGTCATCAAACATCACTGTGATGTATCGTAACGATGCATTTGGTGCCAAAGATCGACCCTGGCACCCAAACCAAATACCATCCTTGTCAATGAGAGGGATAATAATTCTAGGTCGGTCATTCTGTAAATTTGCAAACGTTTGCTTTTTAGTATTCACCCACCTTTTGAAACGTTCGACATAATAAAACCTGCTCAGATCAGGTATTTGTCTTCCTTCTAAGTATTGGCGAGCGGGGTGTTCCTTATTTAGATCACTTACACACGTAACGTCTGATACATCACGCTTAGCAAAGTGAGGTTTACTATCGGGCACCTCTAATTTAGGCGTGGTTGTAGCCTTACCAGTCCGTCCCTGTCGGTAACGTTCTAGTTGATACTCTGAATACAGATCGGGCGCAATATCTTTGAGGAAGTTTGGAGTGGTCCTACCAATGCCACAGTTGTGACACTTGTAAACCATACGACCCTTCATCTCAAAGAAGTATCCTCGTGCCTTGTTCTTATGGCGTGAAGAGTCACCACAATACGGGCAACGGAAATTATACAGTCCGTCCTTTACCTTTTTGAATTTGTCCAGTCGAAAGGATGCTCTGGTGATATAATCGCAATCAACTGCTGACATAAAGTACGGTTTCCACTGGGGAAATCATACTCGTCTGTGTGCGTTCTGTCAACAGTTTAGCGAAGGGTCCTGCCACTTGTAACACTGTCACAACGGTAGTAAGAACCGCAGTAGCACCAATAACAAACTTAGTATTCCTTTCTACTTTCTTTTCAAGATCTGTAAACTTACCAGCAAGATTCTCAAACATACGATCATCATACTTCTCTCTTTGGACAAGTCCTCGTAGATGTCAAGTTTAGATTCTAATACTTGTAGTTTACCTAAACCGAATGCCACTACTGTACCCTCATTGCTGCTTGACGTTTTTCCCAATAGAACTTGATCACCTGGGCGGGATAAAGACGCTTAACTGAGAACTTCTTCGCAACTTCTGGACGATACATCTTGCGAAGTTCTATCTTAATCTGTGCTTCCGACTTACCATAAAGGATGAAATCTTGTGAGTCCTCATACTGAACTCGGAAGGGTAGATAACCGTCAGTTTGTTCTGTGATTTCTTCTGTTTTGAGCATGTCCGCAGTGGACTTCTCATACTTACGACGCTTCACTTTGGCACGAGTAAGCCTGGTGATGCCAGGCGGTTCATGAGACGGGGGGAGGGCAGTCTCAGCACCAGTACCAACAGAATTAGTAGGAGCGTCTTCGTTAATCATAGTCTGTCTAGAACTTCTTTGACATTTCTGTCGATAGAAACGTGACATAGAGTGCCACCGTCATGGTCATCATAATGGTTCAGGTACATAACAAAGGTCTTCATTACTGACCAGTATTCAGACTCTAATTTATACATGAGGAGAGGAAGGGTTCCCTCACCAAATACATTGAATAGAACAATCAGATGATTCAAAATCAAATTAGTACGAAGAACCCCCGTTTTAAGATATCTTTTGAGTAATCTTTTCAGATACTTAAACTTCTTCATGTCCTCCATGAAGTCATCGACTGTAACTGATTGGGGGTTCTCGTAATATTTAATAGCGAACATTAAATGATTCTTTTCATTTAATTCGTCAAAGTACATTACAAGTTATATAAAGATCAGGTTCCGAAGGTCAGCGTTGCTGCCTCAGAGGTGACTTCCTCAGCACCCTTGCTGGTGTTGATCTTCACTCTGTACTTATCACCATCGTTAGCAGCGAGTTGACCAGTCAGTGCGAGAGATGCACTGGTTGCACCAGACACGTTTGCATAACGGCTACTGCCAGCAGGTTTCTTCTGCCACTGATAGGTGAGAGTACCAGACTGATCCACGGTTGCAGCAACAGTGAAGGTTGCAGCACCAGAAACAGTGGTCTGGTCAGCAGGTTGAGTGCCGATCGTAATCGTTTCGAGCACGTCTGCCACGATGGTGTCATCAGCGTCGTCACCAGCAGCAGCGGCAGTAGCATGTACGAATGCAATACACTCTGCCTTGTGACGGGTGTCACCAGCAGCGGTCTGATAAGTCTCATACAACCACCAACCAGGACCCGAAATACCACGAGACTTGTTCGATGCAATATCAACCTCAGTGTCATCAACGAACACCAGGTCACGGGAGCGAGAGTCGCCACCCTTGACCACAAATTCTGCAACTGCCTTAGGGGCAGTACGACGAACAGCACCAGAGAGAGCAGCGTTAGTTGTGCCTGCGTATGCTTTGTGCAATTCGATGGAATGGGTGCTGGTGACTTGCGCTACGATATAAGCGACACCACCCAGTTCCAGAATGTCGCCTTGTGCGACAGTATCCGCAGCATTCTTGGTAACAGTGGCGTCACCATTGGTGACCGCTACATTGTTAGCAAAGGTTGCGGCATCAATTTTACCGTAAATTGCCATTGTTCTCCCTAAAAGGTTATGTTCCTGTTTATTATTTATAAAAATAGGGGAGGTTACCCTCCCCAGAAGAATCATTCAGCATCACGGTTTGCGATTGCCTTGGAGACCACTTCGAGAAGTTGATCATCCATTTCGGTCTTGGTCAGTTTGACCGCCTTACCGAGAATGACTAGACAGATTTCGATGAGTTTTTCCCCGAGTTCTTCGTTGTCGGGAATCTTTGCTACGGCATCACTAATGATCTTTGATGCCAGAGGGAGAAGAAAGCCAAGCATGATACACCTGATAGAGGACTACTACTATGTATGCTACTCAGGTGTAAATTTTGACTTACTGCAACCCAGCACGATGACGATCATGGTCAATAGTCCGTTGCTCCATGCGGTGGCGGAGTCTTGACTTGGATTCTTCTACCTGAGAAGTAGTGTCAATAGAAGTCTCAGGTTCTACTGATTCTTTCTTGACATCTTCGCCAGGTTCATACCACTTGCCATCACCATCAGAGTCCTGCCAACGCTTACCTGCTTTGGCTGCTTTGATGTGCTTTGCTTTCTTCTTGGCATCCTCACGCAACGATTCGATGTTGCCTTGGATACGATTTCTAATGGATTCAGACATGAGATCTTCTTTCTTAGGGTTAATAGTGACTTTACCGACCTTCTTAGTCTGAGTCACTTCTTTGTTTGAATCGGGTTTCATTCCTCAATACCCATTTCTTTACGCCAGGAGTATGTAGTCTCCTCACTCATGCGTCTTGCAACGCCACGAGCACCACGGGAGACGGAGCGAGCAACTTTACCCACTACCTTCTTAATACCCGACTTAATCTTATCACGAAGTCCAGGACCTTTCTTTTCAGGAGCACTGCTACTGCCACCTGAGGAGGACGAGGAGGAGGATGCAGGGGTCACACCGCTTTCACCAGACTTACGACCAGTGGAAGCACCACCTTCACCTCTTTCTTTGCCAGCGGAATACTCACGCTTAGCAGCACCCACAGCACGCTTAGCGGCACCGTGAGCATAACCTGCTGCCTTAGCGGCACCCTTGCCTGCTGCCTTAATACCTTTCTTCACCATAGAACCAGCAGACTTCAATACTGCCTTCATCTTCTCACGACGAGCACCTGCTTCGGGTTTGTCAGCAGGTTTGTCGCCCAGTCGCTTACGTGCCTCAGCACCAGCATCTTTACCAGCACTCTGCCCTTCACCAGAAGCAGCAGATTGCTTGTTCTTCATACGAAGGGAAGCAACCTTAGCAGGATTGGTAACCTCAGTCAGGAGTTCCATGTTATCGATGGAGTCCAGTGCCTCAGTCAGTAGTTCTTCATCCAGTTCTTGAAGTGCTTCGACACAGATTTCTTCGAGTTGCTCGAAGGTAAAAGTATCAAACTCTTCGTGGAGGATGATCTCTTCGATGAACTCATCCCATGCCTCAATATTGAGAGTCTTAGGATAGTCCTTGTCACCCTTCTTAGCAGGTGCTTCACCACGCTTACGCTTGGCATGAATGTTTGCCCAGAGACCCTTCTTCTTCTCTTCGATAGTCTCTACTTCTTCCTTGTAATTACTACGTGCTTTCTCATCACCCATCTTCTTGAAACGCTCGTTCTCTTTTTGACGAGCGATAGCAGAGACAATCTTATTAGACTTGTTCAATGCATCTTCTTTCTTCTTACCTTTGGAAGAAAGTCCTGTGCGAGCAAGATTACCAGCACGGCGGTACATCTTGTTTTCCTTGGAGCGATCAATCTCCTTGTAACCTTCTTCAACTGTCTCTTCTTCTTTGACACAGTTGGGAACTTCCTTACCGTTCTTCTTCTTAGTGCCTTTTGCCTTGTAACCATCCCAGCAAGTGGATGCACCGACATTCTTACGAGCCTGCTTCAACCCTTCGACCATCTGCTGGTGTAGGTCTTCAATGTCAATGTGCTCACGCTGCATGTTCAGACCGAGATCAGAAGCAGCCTTGGCAGTCTTTTCCCCTTTCTTACCAACGACCTGATAACGACCATCAGACTTCAAACCAGTGATCACCATTGACTGACCACCTTGTGAGATCACTCTACCGATATTACGATCATCTTTGAACTTTTGCTTGTTCTTGGAGATCAGATCCTTCTCGATCGGGAACCCTGCGTAACCTTCGACAACCTCTTCATGGTTCTCGATGATCTCAGTGACCTTTGCAACTGCATCTCTAAGGCGAGAAGTTGGTGCCTCCTTACCTTCCTTGACGCAACCAAGGATAGTTCTTTGCTCTGCCTCAGTAAACCCGAGCAGGGCAGCAGATACTTTAATGTCCAGCATTGATCTAGGGGAAAGTGATAGTACTATTTATTCTTGACAGATTTCCTGAACTCGGAGAACTTCTTAACTCCTTGTCCAGGGGTCATATTTTGAACTGCCTGACGGTATTTATCAGTACCAATTTTCCAGTCATTTCCGCTACCATCGTCAACAGAATAGTTGGACTGATCATTTACCTCAGTGATATGTTGCAACCATGCACGGTGCTCACCACCCAAACCATCTTCCATAATGATGTAGTTGGGACCACGGTGAACAATCTTACCTGACATACCAGTGTCATCATGCTCTACGATTGCACCGACTTTGAAGATGTGATCAAGCATATAGTAGTCACGGAAAGTATCATAATCTAACTTAGGTGCATACTCCCAAACAGATTCTGCAACTGCTTTCTCTTTCTTCTTTGCCTTGGCAGCAGGTTTCTTCTTCTCAGGTGGTTTCATACCATCAATAACATGCTGCATGAGTTCTTTGGACTTTTTATATCCACCAGAACCAGCATGGAACGAATCATGATCTCCACTCTGAGCATGTTTACGCATCTTGCTGGCAGAGAGAGTCTCGATAGGGTCATCACTGTTATCATTACGAGCACCAGCAGACTTGATATTGATACTCTTAAAGTTGTAGTGCTTACCGTTGTACTTCTGAGTGAGATTTTCAAACTCTTTCACACGGTCATCACCCACAACCATAGTGACATGCTCATGTCCCTCATCATGGAGGTCACGAAGGATGTCAAAGATGTTACGGTGTTGCTCTGAGTTTTGAATAGCATCAGCATGGTGCTTAAACATGCCACGCATGTGCTGAATCTTCTGCTCAGGATGCAGAGGATTCTTTTTATGATCTTGTGAACGAGAAGGATAGATACGGTAGTTACCAGAGTCACCAGCGTGTGACTTCACAGCATCCATCAACTTACCATGACCAGCATGGGGTGGGTTGAATCTTCCAAAGGTGATAGCAACATGCTTGTCAACTACCTCATTCTTCTTACCAGTTGCCTTCTTAGCAGCAGCTTGTGCTGCTTCGATGATAAATTGGCGGAATCTCATTTGCCCCAGTCTTTTGCTACGGTGAAGTTTGCCCGAGAGAATTCAAGTCTATCAACAAGTTTGACAGCAGTGCCATCCTTGATGGCCACAAATCCTTCTGGACTAGTGACCTTGTATCCATTTTCATCTTCAAGGAACGTACCAACTCCTTCGATACGTTTGAGTTTATTTATGATTTGTTCCTTGGCGTTGATCAGATTACTGAACCCCGACAAGGTAGCATAAATAACACTCTGATTACTATTTAGGTATTTCAAGGCGTCGTCCCTTTTCTTGGACCAGTCTTTCTTTGCTTTCTCAGTCTTCTTCTTACCAATCTCTTTCTCATAGCGATCGTTCACAAACTTCTTAAATCCAGCAGACATCTGTGCAGCACTGGAAGGGATACGACCAGTTTTGATGATGGCATTGAAGTAAATCTTGAACATGGCAGCGTAGTCCATGGTCTTAGTGCCACCACCGATAGCATTCAGGAAGTTACGACCACGAGCAAGGTTTGTTTTAGCAACACGCATACTGTTATTCAGTCGATTCTTTTCAGAGGCACTGAGATTTGCTGCTCCATTGATGTTCTGGAATTCAGCAGAAAAGACTGCAACATCAGAGTTGCCTTGAAGACCAGACACGTCAACACCAAAACTACTAGATAGATCCTGAATTGATGCACCAGAATAAGAAGTGTGAAAAACAATACCGAGATTAGATGCTGCAACTTTCTTACCCATCTCTGTGTCTTTCTCTACACAATATGTGATGGTGTTTGGTTTGAACTTATAACACTTCTTACCACCCATGCTCACCAAGGGAGGAGTACCAACATAAAGAAGATCACCTTGAAGAACACCCTTAATGGGAAGAGTCTTCAACACGTTAAATGATTGGATCAGTTTATCTTTGATCGGATGGTCTCCATAGAAATACTCAATCTGTTCCACAGAGAAACATGCTTTACTGTCCTTTGCAAAGACAGACTTAGTACCCACAAAGAAGTCACCAGACTCAGGATCCTTACCACAGATCAGAGCAGGGGCACCGTCCCACTTGACAGTAACTTTGGTGTTGCCACCACCACTACCAGTGGACAACATCTCACGAAGAGATTCTAAAAAGTTAATAGCATTCTGAGCACCTGCATATCCATTGTTAAAGATATCATCTTCCAGGTGTTCTAGGTGTGTGTTCTTTGCCATTAGATTTGAATTCCAATTACGTCCTGGTAGTCGTTGAAAGAGTTCTTTTGTCTAAGTTTTGCTTTCTTCCCTGATGGGATGTTGGCATAGGTCATGATCTCACAGAGAGGCACTCCATTTCGGATTGCCATCTTAGTATATACCACTTTTTTCAGAACAAACTCCTTGAAGAGCGGTAGGAAGTCAAGGATCCCGTCGTCATTAGCAGCGATAATCGCTTTCTCTGCTGCCCAAGAGAAGTTCTGCATCGAGTAATTCGGAGACTTCTTAGGAGCAAATTGATCAATGAACTCCCTTGCCTGCGCTTCATCCTTACCCCTCCCCAGGACCTTCCCGATCGGATCTTTCTTATTGAAGGAAGCAGCATTGATTTTGCGAACGATGTCGTTTGGTTGTGTAAACATACTAGCGTAGGCACCCTTGAACTGGGGGTACTTCTGTGCCAGATTCAGGACTGCCACAACATGTCCAGCGTATGCTGGTTTCGTGTTGTCAATATCCTTAAAGACGTTCAGTGCCTCTTGCACCTGCTTCCTGGTGCTCCCCGCAAAAGGACCTTCCTCATACACCTCAAAGAATGTGGATGGTTTGACAGTATTAGTAGCAGCAGAGTCCAATGCTTTCACACTAAATCCATAACTATTGCTTCTGGCACTTTTCTTCATGTAAAAGTCCACTAGTGGTTCGTTACCACGAATGGGAAGATTGATCTTTGCCTTAGACTTATCAAACTTATATGGTTCTGTCTTAGATTCTTTATCGTAAAGGAAACAAATGGGAGCAATGATCTCACCAAAGTCATTGATCACATCTTTCATGTTTGGAATGTATGGTGCTGCATTTTTATAGACTCTGGCAAGTTCACTGCCAGTGCATTCACCATCAAAATACTTCAAGATACACACAAGATAGTGTTTGAGTTGCATAGTCATGTCTTCACGACCCATGACTGCCTTCTCAACCACATCAATGTAGTCATTATATGAGAAATACTTGGTGTCATGTGCAACACCAGGGAATGATTGGGGTTTCAGATCAACTCTCCTCACCTCGCTTGGGGAGCGTTGTCCATTACCGTATGTAATCTTAGTAACATTAAATCTCTCTTCGAGATTACGTTTGTACTTGGCATCAGAGAGATCTCCATACCAAGCACGACATATGTTCCTAGCAACTTTCACTGCTGCATCTTTGTCAGCAGCAATAGCAATAGGATCTGTGTAATAAGGAACGTCTGGGGACAGTGTGTCTTGAACTTCTTGATAAACTCTTTGGAGATCGTCAATACGTTGCTTACTGACCCCAGTTTCTGTCAGCACAGTTTTAATTTCCTGTTTAGATTTTGGAATAAAAGTAAACTGTGCCAAGGTTCATGTGCAGTCCCACCGATTATTTATCAACAATCGTGGATGGGTTCGTGAGCAGGTTTGAACTCACCTTCGGCAAACGGTTGAGAAAAAACAGTGATGTTACGATTCTTGTTTTTGATAACAATGAATGCATCTTTGTTATACTTACGGGTTCCTTTGACTGGTGCCCACTTAGTGCCAGCACCTTCAATCTCATAGATTTGACTGCCAGCAATTTGTACCTCAACATCGTCATCGATATCCCATGCCAAGGTTTCTAATGCGATTGCAAGTTCTCCTAACATTTTGCCAGGATATGATACTGAGGGGTTCATAACTTTTTCATCTGGATCAAGACTTCCGTGCATTTGCTGTCGTTCCTGTTTCTACTTAATCCCCTAGATATCGCCAGGGGCACGATTTTCAGAGTCCTCAATCGAGAACTCACCACCACTATAACGCTTTGCGAGTTTCAGTGTGTTGATGTAAAGCACCTCGTCGAGTCGGATGTCAAGTGCATGTGCTGCTTGTGCAGCATACCACATGATGTCACCGAGTTCTTTGGTCAGGTGCTCTTTGTTATCTTCATTCCATGGTTTCCCTTGGAACTTCATCTTCTTCACGATCTCCATGAACTCACCTGACTCAGCAGACAGACCAGAGGCAGCAGTATCGAGACGCTCGATGTTACAACCCTGCTCGTTCAATTCTTGGAGACGCTTAATATATGTATCAAAGTCTTTGGAGAAGTCTGAACAAGTGCTATCAGTAAACTTCAAGTACTTGTCCAGGTCAACCTGAAACTTCTTACCTTCTTTCTTAGTCTTCTCTGCTTCCTGTTTGTTCTTAACCTCAGAAGCAGCACGCCAAGCGTTGAAACCCTTCTTATTAATGAACTCCTCAGGAGTGGTGGCAGTGTCTTCGGTTACCTTCTCTGCGTTGGCACCCATGCCATCCTTAATGTCTTGCATTTGGTTCATGACCTCTTCTGTTGCCTTAGAAGCGGCATCAGCAGAATCATAATCGACGTTGACGTTTTCAGTACTCATACCTTAAATGAATCAAATTTGTTCTGTGTTTTGATGTCAAGGATATCTTCCTTGATGTCTTGACCAGAGTCAACCAAGTCGTCTTGGGCAGACTGGTCACAATCATACAACCTCATCTTCGCTCTGTCAATACCCACGATGAATCTTTTGTTCATTGTTGGGTCATTGTATCTATTCTTCAACTGCTTGACCATGATCTGACCCATCTGTTCCAGATCTTCTGTACTGATGAGAGCAAACATCAGGTCAGCAGTTGCAGGTAGACCGAAGGACTCACTAGTGTCAGTGATGTCAACATCGGTACTTCCATAACCAGAGCGGGTGGTCTGTGTAGCAGTGACGATAGGAACATCACACTCAACTGCCAGACCACGAAGTTCTTCTGCGATTGCCTTGACGAAGGTGTAAGAGTTCACAATCGTACCCTTATAACGTGCAGATGCACAGATATTCAAGTAGTCAATGAAAACAATGTCAGGAGCAAAACCACGCTTCATGCTCAACTCATTGAGAAGAGACTTGAAGTGGTTAACATGTGCAGAAGCGGTAGGGTATTCCTTGATTACCAAACGACCACGAGTCTTCTGGGTCAGTTTGTCCATCTTGTTTCGGAACTGCTGCTTGGTGAACAGCGGATCACTCAGTTGCTTGATCGGGATGTCGAGGAGGTTGCTGTCAATTCGCTCAGCAATCTTCTCTTCTGCCATTTCAAGAGTGATATAGAGAACGTTCTTCCCCTGCAAGAGGCAGGCGCTAGCCATGTGGCACATGAATAGAGACTTGCCGACACCTGTACCAGCAAGTGCGACATTGAGAGTCTTACGAGGGAGACCACCTTTTGTGATTTTGTTGAAATAGTCAAGGTCGAATGGGATTTTGTCTTCTTTTCTGTGATAGAAGTCGTAGCGGTCATCTGAGTCTAGTAAGTAATCGTGTCCAACAGTATCGTCAAAGCAAGTCCCAAGTGCCTCGGACATAATATGAGGAATAGCATCCTTAGTCCGAGTCTTGTCCTGTCCATCTGCAATCTTGATGGAGTCCATCAGTGCCAAGTATATAGCACGTTCTTTACACCACTTCTCTGTGGTCTCTCTCAACCAGTCATCGTTATATTCTGTCTGATCAAGACGCTCATCCAGAAACTGACTGATCTGATTGATGATCTCTGAGGATATATCTTTACGTTTCTCTACTTCAATTTTAAGAGCAGTAGGTTCAGGAAGAGAATCATACGAGGTCACAAAAGAATTGACCTCAGTGAACAAAGTCCTGAGGTCAAGTGATTCAAAGTAATCCTCCCGAATGAAGGGCAAGATAGTTTTGCAATAGTCCTCATTCAAGATGAGTTTACTAAGTGCTATCTCTTCGATTCTTTGCATTAGTTGTAGTGTAAGTAAGTTCCGATAAGGTATTTGTCATTCGATATCGGTGGGAGTCCTGCATGGGGGAACATCCACATCGGTGGGAACAACACCGCACGTCCTTGACGTGCTGAGATCTTAGTGTGAGGGAACTGTGTCTCTCCACCCTCTTCAACATCATTAAGATAGAAGAACAGGGCAAGAAAACGACGGGCACTGTTGTGATCACCAACGTCAGCATGGAGATCAAACCTATCGTTCTCAGCAGCTTGATACCTTTTTAGTCTCAACTGCTCCAACATATTAGACACTGGCCATTCATTAATGCAACCAACATCTTCCATATATGCCGTAGATAATTGTTTCACTGCAACAATCATCTCATTGTGAATCTTACTCCACGGTCCACTCATAGGTGGAATTTCTGCCTTCGCTGTAACATTGAACTGATCAAACTGAGGGCGACCATCACGATCCCACCTCTCCCATTCAATCTTCTTTGACTCACTAATAATGTTTCGGCAGACATTAATGTCAAGGGCATTGTCATATACCCTAACATACTTTTCAAGATCCATAAGTAAATTCCTGTCGTGCTGCTTCGTCAAGTTTCTCCATCACTTCGGGTGTGAAGTATTTCTCGGGATCGGCAAGAACAGACTTAGCAAAAACAGAGGAACCACCAATCTTCCAGCGAGTTCCAACACGCTCAAAGACTCCGTGGCGTTCACCCAGTTCCAGTAGTCCGTAATATTTGTCAAGTCCACGTTCGTCATAGAAGAGTCGAGTTTCAACCTTTACATTCTCCTTAGTAAAGCGAGACTTCTTGGTCTCGCACTTGATGATGTTGCCCACCACCTGTGTGCCATCCTTCTCCTTTGACTTGCTCAAATAGATGATAGTCGATGCAGCGTATTTGAGTCCACTGCCACCGCCCATTTCTTTCATTGGCACATAGGCACCCACCACGTCATAGGTGTGGTTGGTCACAATCATCGGGATGTTTGCTTTGCCCAGTTTCAGGGTCAGCACACGGAAGATAGACTTGACCACCTGAGCACGGGTCATGTCACGAGTATCCTTACCTGCCTCAGTATCTTCCACTTCCTTGGTAGTGGATAGCATACCCAAAGAGTCCAGACAGAACATCAGGGGTTTACGTTCTGATTCTTTCTGTGCCAGATACTTGTCAACAATCTTGATCGCTTGCTGACGGAACTCCTGCACAGTGACAACAGGGACAATCATCATACGATTGGAATCGATACCACGGCTCTCAATCATGTCCTGAGAAATTGCAGACTCGCTTTCAAAATAAATGCATCCAGCATCAGGATTATTAGCGAGGAAATTGCGAACAATACTAAGAGTATAAAAAGTCTTACCAGTGCTGGACTCCCCAGCGATGGCGGTGATCTTATTAGAAGGAATGCCTCCATAAATCGATCCAGAAACAACGGCGTTGAATAGATAGCAACCAGTATCAACGAAAGATGAAACGTCGCCAGCAGCAACCCCTTCGCTAACAATACCTGCGTACTCATTGCCAATTTCCTTAGCTACATCTGTAAGAAAACTCATGCGAATAGAAACTCCAATGTAATTTGCTTTTCTGGTGTCCAACCAATAGTGTCAAGAACAACCTTGACAGGACTCAGGAACGACTTATCAAACTGCATGTCCCAATCAATACTACCATGAAGGTCAAGTTCTTTGGGCATAGTTTGGAAGAAAGAGATAACGTTCTCACCAATCTTGTTTGGTACTCGAAGATATACAAACTTGATCTTCTCACCTTCTTGGATCAGGGGATACTTGTGTGTGAGTTTCTTCTGTTTGACATAGTAATTATACATCAAAGAACCTCGGACATGCATAGGACATCCCTTTGCATACACTGTATGGGGAGAAGAAAACTTACCAAGGTTGTTGCATGAACGTGGGAATGCAACTTCTTCTACGGGGAGTGACTGAAACTCTTTCTTGAACTTAGCGATATACTCTTGCACATCAGATTCTGTGCCATCCATGATGAGTTTCAGTGCTTCCTTAATAGCAGAGCGACAAGGGGCAGGTGTAGAAGATTTGACTGCCTCAATACCCATGATCTTCAACTTGGGTTTCTCGTAACGGACACCCTCACTGTCCCATACGTTGAGGATGTATCTCTTCTTAGCAGTCCAAACACCACGGTCAGCGATGTTCTCCCGCTTCATTTGCATTTTCTGGTCGTACGCAGAAACGTACGTTGCCAACTCTTGATATGAACGTTCAATAAAAGGTTCCAGTTTCTCGTGGCAGATCTTATCAAGTAGTCCGACAACCGCTGCTTTATCGCCAGACTTATCACTAAGAAATTTAGTAACAAGAGGTCCAAGATGAAGATAGATTGAGTCAGTGTCAGATGCAATGACATAATCTTCTCCCTCCGTTTGCAAAATCTTATTTAGGTATTTGTTGATTTTGTCTTCGATCCAACGAATCGAGACTTGACCCGAGAGAGTGATCGCCTCAGCGTTTGCCAGATTGAAGTATCGGAAGTATTGGTTTCCGATGGCACCATAGGCGGAGTTGAGCTGGATCTTTCTTGCCATTTGGATGTTGTTGAATCGGGACACATCCTTTTGAAGTGATGAGGTCTCCTCAGGTGTGGTGGCATTTTCAAGATTTTGCTTAGCGGCAAGCATCTTGCGTTTGTAAATCTTTCTATCATCGTAGATACGCTGCATCATTTCAGGTAGAAAACCATGTATGTCCTTACGGTACTGAGCACCATTAGCACACACAGCAAAGTCGCCAGAGATGTCCACTTCTTCATTCAAAAGTTTATCAACGGTGACTGATGGGTGTCTTCTCTCCACCAGTGTCTCTGGGGAGATGTTGTACTGCATGATCAGGTGAGGATACAGAGAGTTGAGGTCAAAAGACACCACCCACTCGTACTTACCAGGTACGGGATCCTTTACATATGCACCTGCATACTGCTCATCTTTCTTAGTGGAGATCTTAGAAGGAACAACAATGTTCCTCTCAGCAAGATCGTTGTAGATCAAAGTATCCCACATTCTTACCTGTGAGTACACATCGCTGAGGTTAACCTTGGCGTCATAAGATAGCGTCAATGCCAACTCAATCAGTTTCATCTTGTCTTCCAAACGGTCAACAAGTTCCACGTCAACGATGTTGTACTCAACAAACTTCTGCCAATCCTTGGTGTAGAACTCTTTGAAGTTCTCATACTCACTGTGGTCGATCTTCGCCTGACCCAGTTCTACATTTGCAATGTGATCCAGACGATAAGATTCCTGAGCAGAGTACGTAAACTTCTGATAGAGATCCAGATAGTCAAGAATAGTAACACCAGAGATGTCATAGCAGAGTTGCTTACGACCCTTGATAAAGATCTCACGTTCCAACACACGGTTCCAAGGTGAGAGGGACTTCTTCCACTTCTCACCCAGAACTCTTTCCAAACGGCGACACACATACGGCATGTCATACAGGTTGCAGTTCCAACCAGTAATGATGTCGGGAGTATTGTCAGACCACCAGCGAAGGAAGTCTTCCAACATCTCAACTTCTTTCCAGAACACTCGGTATTCTGTGTCCTTAGGAGTAAATTCCCTCGTTCCCCAGGTGATTACTTCTTTGGTGATGAGATTCTTAATGGTGATACAAAGTATCTCCTCGGCACACGCCTCAACAGACGGGAACCCGTTGTCACATCCGACTTCGATGTCGATCGTAAAGATCTTCATCTGGGACATATCAAACTTGATCTCACCCTTGAATTTGTCGGCGATGAATTGGTACACGAATCTCTCGTATCCATGTACTTCTAGACCCTCAACGTTCTCATACTTCTGCAAGAAGTCACGTGCTTCCCTCGCACCATCAAAGCGTTTGGGATGTGCATTACGACCGTCGAGAGTCTTGTACTTCGATTCCTTGGTTTGATCCTTGGGCACGAAGAACAGGGTAGGACGAATCCTCTCACGATATTGAACGGGATTACCGTTCTCATATCCTCGGTAGAGGATATCATCACCAAGCAGGAGTACGTCCGTATAAAAATTCATCAACCAACTGACCGTTTGTAAGCGTCTGCAATGGCAGCAGACGGGTCTAGTATAGTAAGAACCATATCAGATGTCAAGAACAAATCTCGCTGATCTGTATGGAGTGGGTAGGTTTGTAAACTGCCATCAGGAGAGACCTGAAAGCAGTTTTCAATCAAGAGAGATGGCTCCTCGTCCAACTCCGTCATCATCCCCAGTAAGTAGAGTGACGGATCCGTCTTCAAGATCAGTAGTTTTACCATGATTCAGAAGTTGTTCGTACTTTTCAATAAGTTGTTCAGATGGTTCGTAGATGAATTGAATAGCAGGCAGCGGCACAAACACATACTCCTTAGCAGAGAATGGAATGTACACAGTGAACTCTACATCCAAAGACGTGAAGTCAACAGGTGCTGCATGTTCATCTTCTTCAAACAGAACCTCGGGCGGTTGTTGTACTGTGACCGTATAGGGTTGAGTCAACTTGTACGCCATAGCAGGTCCGTCTTCTTTTTGACGAACTTCTTTGATATCAGCGATTACGTCCTCGCCGTTTAGCATTCTTGCGACTCTTACGGTCATAGTCTTTTTCCATTAGGTTATCAAAAGTGTACCTCACCATATCAGTGAAGGCACGACGGGCAGTAATGTTTTTCTCCTCCGACAAAACGTGGACATACTGCATGAATAGTTCCATCTTATCAGGTGGAACATCAATAGTTAGGGTTTCACTTTTATCTGTGTATGGAGGACACAGATTTACATACATGTTCATAGAACCTCCAATAAAAAGAGACCCCCTAGGGGTCTCTTCTGTTGTATAACTATGTATACAACTTACTTCAAAGTATCAACAGCAGCGAGTGCTTTCTGACGAAGTTCCTCGGGAAGAGGAACATAACCAAGGGAGTCTGCCTTCTGTTGCTGAGTAGGTGTCAGCATCCAGCGAAGCATATCCTTCACGTTATCATTCTTTTCATACTCAGGGTATGCAAGAATCCAGGTCAGAGAAACGATGGGGTATGCATTAGCACCAGAAGGGTTAGCATCAGCGCCACGCAGTTGATCATCAAGGATGATCTCACCAAGACCAGCAGATGCAGTCGAAGCAGATGCCTTCACGAAGTTACCTGCCTTGTTCTGAATGGCAACCTGTTGAAGATCACCCTTCACATAACCATAGTTTACATAACCAATAGAACCAGGAGTGTTGGTGATAGTAGCAGCGACACCGCTGTTACCCTTAGATCCAACACCAACAGGCCACTTCACAGACTTACCTGTGCCGACTGTTTTCTTCCACTCAGGAGAGAATGCTGACAGGGAGTTCGTGAAACCCTTCGTAGTGCCGCTGCCATCGGATCGATGGACGGTAGCAATACGCTTATCAGCACAACCGAAGTAAGACCAGTTGTTAATCTTGCCCAGGAAAACATCAGCGAGATCAGTTTGGGTCATCTTGACTTCACAACCAGGATAGTTATAAGTCGGGACGATCGCACCGCCCGTCATAGGAATGTGGACCATTCCCTCAGCAGGTTG